TTGGAATAGAAATAAAGGAGAAGTTAATTTATATACAATAACAACTAATCAGGGTTTTCAGGTTGCAGAATCTGCAGCTTGGGGAAATGCAACTTGGGATGGTTGCAGAACAATGAAGTATCTAGGGAAAAATAAGGAGGTTGAAAATGGCACAAATGCCTAAGTTCTTAGAGGACTATGTAACTGTTGATGAGTTAATCAGCAGAATGAATAAGGAATATCCAGAATGCAGATTGGTATCTGAAATGGTTGGATATGGAGATGATTGGGTAATATTTAAAAGCTCATTCTATGAAACAAAAGAGGATGGAGAGCCAAAAGCTGTAGCTTATGCAAAGCAAACAAGCAGAGATCATAATTCTTGGTTTGAGATGGCTAATACTAAAGCTAATGGTAGATGCTTAAGGATTGTATTCTCTGAATCTACTTTAGCTGAGGAGATGATTGGGATTGCTCCATCTAAAGATGCAGCACCACAAAAGGAAGCTCCTAAGAAAAAGACTTTAGATGATAAAGTTAAAGAGCTAGAAGCTGAGGGATTAGTTGAGGATATAACTGATAAGACTCAAGCTATTATGGATAATATAAAAGATTTTGCTTTAGAGATAACAAAACAAGATCTTGATTTAGCTAGAAACTATACAGCACAAGCTCTTGGTGCTATGAATATAAGTAAGACAGAAGTATCTATAAATAATTTGCAATCTGTTAAAAATAAGATTCAAGATATAGCTACTATGGCAAGAACAGATGTTGATAAGGGGGAGTAAATGTTTCAAATATTTGGCAGGAATAAGCCTCTTGATACTGTTCAGCAGTTATCTATGGAAAAGAATGTATCAGAATTTAAGAAAATTAGATATATTTTAGAACTAGAGGGGCAGATATGTACCTTAGATCCAGAGTTTTCTGATAATGGTAATCTTAGAAAAGCTATCAATAGGTTAAGAACACAATACAACTCAATTATTTATTTAGAGGAATGTAATTGTTCTTTAAAGCAGAAAGCAAAATTAAATGCTAATGGAACACCTAGAAAGCATAAATCTTATAAAAAAGATTGGGCTTCATGATTAGTTTAACTTATAGGAAAGAGGGATATAAATTTCCAGAGCTTCCTATACAAACAACAATTATAGATCCTCCTTATAATATTGGATTTAATTATAAATCTGATTTTAAGGATAAGATGACTCCAGAGGAATATAACAAATTTATTTATGATTGTATTGAGGGTTGCTATCATCATTCAACTGATGATGCTAGTTTATTCTTAATTAATTATTCAGAAATAATATTTGATTTATATTTAGCTATTGAACATAGCTCTTGGAATGTACATCAGTTTATTCAATGGGTTTATCCTAATAATTCTGGATTTAGTAAGAAAAGATTTACTAAATCTAGTAGAACAATAGTTTGGCTTACAAAAGATGATTCTAAAATTTATATTGATAGAGTTACACAACCTTACAAAAATCCAGATGATAAAAGAGTTAAACAGATGATAGCTTCTGGTAAGACAGGAACTCATCTTTATAATTGGTGGGAAATAAATATTGTTAAAGGTAATTCTAAAGAGCATTTAGGTTATGTAAATCAAATACCTTATGAGCTTTTAAAAAGATTAATTTTTACAACTACTGATGAAAATGATGTAGTTTATGATCCTATGTGTGGCTCAGGCTCAACAGTATTTGCAGCAGGACATTTAGGTAGAGTTGGAATAGGTTATGATATTAGCCCAAAAGCTAGGGATGTTTGGGATAAATATACTATAAATCCTTATACAGCTTTAGGCTATGAAAGATGATTGAACTTTTATTAACTTGCTCTTTGTTAGGTAAAGTAGATTTTGATATTGATACCTATCAAGATCTATATAGAGTACCTTATCAATGTGAGTTAATAGAGCAGGTGCAGGAGTGGATTCCATTAGTTAATATCCACTTTAAAGAGGATGAAGCTCTTGCATTAACTGTTATTTATTGTGAAAGCAGAGGATATGCTAATGCTACAGGCTATAACAGAGATGGCTCAATAGATCAGGGCTTATTTCAATTTAATAACAGAACTGAGAAATGGCTTGAGGATGATATCTATAATAAAGACTTAGATATGTATGATGCAGAAACTAATGTAAAAGCTGCTAGATGGCTTTCTTTTTATGATGGATGGCATCATTGGAACAGTAGCAAACATTGTTGGGGTAGATATGCCAAATCAGAACAATAGGAGAGATTTTAGACAAGATGAGTATGAATTATATGATGTTCTTAAAGCTAGACCATATTGGCAAGAAGTATGCAAGACAAATCAATGGGAAATAATAAAGGATGAGGAGGATTTTGCAGAGGACTTTGTTTGTAAAATATTTGATGATAAGTATTTTATGGAGCTACAGATTGTTGGTTATTGGCATAATTTTGATATTTCTCATATAAGTAATGTATGGATTTCAGAAAGTAAAGTTTTAAATTTAAAAGAAAAAGGAGAAAAAGCAGGATTAATATTTCTTAACTGTGTTCCTAATAGGTTTTTTGGTTTAAACATTGACTTAATTGAAAATGATTGGTTAGTAACAAATATTGCAGAGAAATCATACAAAATTCCATTAAAAGAGATAAAATTTAATCAAAGAGTCTTAATAGATGAAAATTTATGTGATTGCTTACAAAATCATTATAACATTATGCAAAGACACAAAGGCAGAATAGCTATGGCTAATAAAGAATTTAATATAAGAGGTAAGAATGGAATATGCTGCTGATGATATAAACATAGGCTATATGTCTATATTGCTAATGATTAATAATGAAAAAACTTTAGTAGATAAACTAGATAACATAAAGGAGATCTATCCTCAATATGAAGCTGCTTATTTTGGAACTCATAAAGGTGGTGTAAAGTTTAGTTGTGTTTTAAAAGGTACTCCTACAGTAGTTGAAATAACTATGAATGTTAATGGAAATTTCTCTATACATACTTTAACTAACAGAGGATCAACAACATTTCATGATGAGGATGTAGAAACTCTTGTTAATTTCTTGCATTTATTCTATGTTAATATGCAACATGATGAGGATAGGTTGCTGCAAGATGCTTTAGATAGAACTACTTATAGAAAAATTGCTAAAAGAATGCACTACAGGGAAAACTTTGGAAATGATCTATCAGGGGATTGAGTACAAGAAGCATCAAAAAGTTAAGTTTGTTATACCTACAGATGAAAGAATAATAGATCCTAAGACTAAAAGTATTAGATGGAGATATGGCACAATAGAGTTTTTTCCTAAGAATCTTAAAGCTGCTTGGATTTTAGAAAAAGGAGCAAAAGAAAACATTAGAATTTCATTATTCTGTGTTTTACCTCTAAATTAGTTATATGGCAGATAATGGTAATGGCATGAGTAATAAGGAACTCTTGCAGCTCATACTTAGTAATCAGGAAAAAATTAATTTTAGGATTGATCAAGTTCATGAGAAAGTTAATCAAAAAATTTCAAGATCAGAGCTTTCTGGTTGGATAGTAGCTGTTTCTGCTTTAGTAGTATTAGTAAATAATGTGATGTAATGAAAGCAACAGTAAATTTAAATCAAATTTTGCAGGGTGGATTAGCAGGGTTAGTAGCTTGGTTATTTAAAACAGTAAATGATTTGCAACAAGAAGTAGCAGTTTTAATGGTACAAATAACAGATGCTAAAGAGGATCTTATGAATTTAGCTATGAGAGAACAAGAACTAAATTCAGCAATAACTGAAATCCTAATAAAATTAGGTGGCTAATTATATAGAATCAAGAGATTGTGATGAGTGCTTAAAGCCTTATTGGAATGAATTTGATTCAGTTTTATGTGCAGATTGTTTAGATAAGTCTTAAAATACTGCTAAAATCTATATATGAATAATATCCATCATTCTTTAGAATCATTAGCCATAGACATAGATAAATTAACTTTTTTAGAGGGCAATCCTAGAAAAGGAGATATTGAAGCTGTTGCAAAATCTTATAAACAGTTTGGGCAGAGAAAGCCTATAGTAGCTACAAAAGATAATGTTGTTATAGCAGGAAATCATCAACTTGCAGCTGCTAGGCAACTTGGTTGGGATAAAATAGCTGTAGTTATAACAGATGATGATGAATTGACAGCTAAAGCATTTGCATTAGCAGATAATAGAACAGCAGAACTAGGCTCTTATGATGATGACTTATTAGCTGATTTATTAAGTGAAGTTTCTAGTGTTCCAGAGCTTATGGACTCAACAGGATTTAGTGAGGATGATTTATTTGATTTAATTGGCTTTGAGGAAATAGAGGAAAAAGATGATATTCCTCAAGCTCCAAAAGAAGCAAAAACAGAACTAGGAGATAAATATAAATTAGGAAATCATATTTTAATATGTGGAGATGCAACAAATTTAGATTTATATGAACAAGAATGTGATATTTCATTTACAGATCCACCTTATGGAGTAGATTATGAGGGAGGAACAGCAGATAAATTAACAATTAAAAATGATTTAAGAGCTGATTTGCATGATTTATTATTTGACACTTTTACTAATATTTCTTTAAAAACTAAAGGAAATGTGTTTGTTTGTAGTCCATTTAAAAATATAGATATATTTTCAACTATTTTTTATGATATTTTTTACTTTTCTACATTAATTATATGGAAAAAGGATAAGCCAGTTTTGTCTAGAGGGCATTTTAATTCATTTTATGAGCTTATATTTTATGGATGGAATAAAAACTCCAAATCTAGTTATATAGGAGATAATAAAGAAACTGATGTTTGGAATTTTGATAGACCAACTAAAAATAAACATCATCCAACATCTAAGCCTGTGGATTTAGTAAAAAAAGCTATTTTATTATCATCTAAGGCTAATGAATGGGTTTTAGATCCATTTGCAGGAAGTGGCTCAACATTAATAGCTGCAGAGGAAACTAAAAGAAAATGTTATGCAATAGAGTTAGATCCTGCTTATTGTGATGTCATAATAGAAAGATGGGAAAATTTAACAGGGCAGAAAGCAGAATTAATTAATGGTTGATATAAATAGTTTAGATATACCAGAACTCTGGGAAAGACAAACAGGTGAGAGTGCTAAGGCTTTTGAAGCTTTTGTTGTGTATAGAGATATGGAAAATAGATCTTATAGAGGGGTTGGACAAGAATTAGGTAAAAGTAAGACACAAATAGAGAAATGGGCAAGAAAATACTTTTGGCAAGAAAGAATATTAGCTTTTATTGACTATATGGATTTAATTAAAAGAGAAATGCAGATTAAAGATATAGAGGAAATGAATGAAAGACAGATTAGAGTTGCTAGAAATTTACAGGCTAAAGCTGCACAAAAACTACAGGGAATGGATTTATCTGAGTTAGATGCAGGAGATTTAGTTAGGTTTTTTATAACAGCATCAGAATTAGAGAGAGAAGCTAGGGGGATGTCTAGCCAAAATGTTAATATTGTTATGCCTCCAACTATCCAGATGGCTTGGGATTGGGAAAATAGATCAGAATAATGGCTCAAGTTATACAAGCTAAGCCACCTGCATTACATGAAAAACAAATAGAAGTGTTAAAAGCTCTTAAAGATAAAAGATTTAATGTCTGTGTTGCAGGTAGGAGGTGGGGTAAAACAAGTCTCAGTATTGTTGCATCTTTTGAAAAGGCTATGGCAGGAGAAAAGGTTTGGGTTATCTTTCCTGTATATCCTCAAGCTATGGATTCATTTAGAGTTATGAAATCATTAGCTAGGCAGTTTCCAGAGGAATATATCACAATTAGAGAAGTAGAAAAAAGAATAGAATTTAGTAATGGTGGATCTATACAGATAAAGTCTGCTGATAAGCCAGAAAGATTAAGAGGTGCAGGTGGATTAAGTTTAATTGTATTTGATGAAGCTGCTTATCAATCTAAGGAAACTTGGGAAACAGTTAGACCAATTCTAAGTGATAGTTTAGGACAGGCTTTATTTATATCTACTCCTAATGGGATGAATTGGTTTTATGAGCTTTATGAAAATGCTAAATTAAAAGATGATTGGAAAGTACATCATTATCCAACAGAGTCTAATCCTAATATAATGCCAGAGGAGTTGTTTCAAGCCAAAGAGGAGTTAGGCTCATTAGTATATGCACAGGAGTTTTTAGCAGAATTTACAGAGGTAGGACACATGTTTAAAAGAGAATGGTTTAAGTATTTTGACACTATTGCAGGAGATGATCCTGAATATGTCTTAGGAGATGAAGTTGTTAAGCATAGTGAGCTAAGTATCTTTGGCACTATGGACACAGCACTAAGTATTAAAGAAACTGCTGATTATTCTGTAATAATAACAGTTGGATCTACTCCTAGTGGTAAGCTATTAGTAATGGATGTATTCAGAGCTAGACTAGAAGCTCCAGAGTTACTACCACAAATAGAAGCAAAGATAAGTGAATACAATATGTCTTGGTTGGGAGTGGAGGATTCTAGTTTTGGCTTAGGTATAATTCAAATGGCTAGGAGACAGGGTTTGCCAATAAGAAACTTAAAGGCAGATAAGTCAAAAACTGCTAGAGCTGTACCTGCTGCTGCAGGAGTAGAAAATGGCTCTATATGGTTTTTGAAAAATGCTAAATGGCTTGTAGAATTTGAAAGAGAATTAACTAGCTTTCCATCTAGTGGATCTCATGATGATATGGTAGATGCCTTAGCTTATGCAGCTAGGTTTGGGATAGTTAGAAAGACAAATTGGAGTGTAACCTAATTGGGAATTAGAGATAATATTAGAGGCTTCTTTGCTCAGGAAGTACAAACAGAAAAGAAATCTGGGCAATATCCAACATCACAAGTAGTATTTCCATTCAATACAGATGCAGGTTATTTTAGTGGAGTTAATCAAATGTCTCCAGAGGGTAACTCAGCAGCTCTTGCTTGTTTAAATGTACTTGGTACAGCTTTTAGTGAGCCACCATTAAAGGTATATTTAAAGAATCAAGAGGGTATGGAATATATATCTAATCATCCTGCTGAACAATTACTACAAAATCCTAATCCAAATATGACAGCATCACTACTAAATAATTATATTGTTACTTCTGTAGCTGTGTCTGGAGATGCTTTTATCTTAAAACTTAGAAATGAATCAGGAGCAGTAATACAACTTATACCTTTACTACCAGAGATGGTAGAAGTTAAAGGAAACACAGAACAATTAATAACTAAGTATGAATACAAGCAAAAGGGCAACACTATGACAATATTGCCAGAGGATATGATACATCTTAGAGAGAGAATAGATCCTAGAAATCACAGGAGAGGACTTGCTCCTCTTAGATCAGTAATGGTAGAAGTATTAGGAGATGCTGCAGCTTCACAGATGGGAGCAGCATTAGTAAAGAATACAGGTGTTCCTAGTGTTGTTATATCTCCAAAGAATGATTTATCTATGACAAGTGATGAGGCAGAGAATATAGCTGAGGTATTTGGTAGGAGATTTGGAGGAGAGAATAGAGGCAGACCATTAGTAATATCTGGTGGAGAAGTTGATATAAAAACTCTTTCCTTTAGCCCAAAAGATTTAGAGATAGGCAAACTTAGATACATTAATGAGGAGAGAATCTCTGCTGTACTAGGTGTTCCTGCAATATTAGCAGGATTAGGATCTGGATTAGAGAGAGCAACATACTCTAATGCAAAAGAGCTTAGAGAGTTCTTTACAGAGCAAAAATTAATTCCTATGTGGAATCACTTTGCTAATGAATTTACTAAACAACTATTATTACAAGATTTTGAGGATAATGCAGATTACTGCTTCAAATATGATATATCAGATGTAAGAGCTTTAAGTCAAGATGAGGATGCAACTATGCAAAGAATAGTAACAGGTTTCAATGCAGGGTTTGTAACTGTTAATGAAGCAAGACAAGCTAATCAGTTATCTGCTCTTGATGATGGAGATTACTTCATAAGAAATATGATGGTTGCTGAAGTTCCTGTTGAGGGAGATGATGTAACAATGTATCAAGCAGAAACATCAGAGGATATAGAGGAGAAAGCTGTATCTAAAAGAATAGAGGGAATACTTAGAGATAAAGTAACAGAACATAATGATAAAGATCCAAAGTATAGAGCTACTTTCTCAATGCTTAGGCAAGTATTTGAAAGAGGAGTAGGAGCTTATAATACTAATCCTCAATCAGTTAGACCAAATGTTACTAGCTCAGATCAATGGGCATTAGCAAGAGTTAATACTTTTATAAGAGCATTAAGTTCAGGTAAGTTTCCTAATAGAGCTTTTGATACTGATTTACTACCAGATGGGCATCCTAAAAGCACAAAGAAAGAAATAGATTTAGAAATAGAAACAAAGGTAGATAAAGTTCCTAGCTATATACAAAAGAATGCACAGAGAGGATTAGATCTCTTAGAGTTTGCAGGTAGTGGCTTAACTGATAAAACAAAAAGAGAAGCCAGAGAGATGGCTAATGGAAATATTAGTGATAACAAAGTTGTAAGAATGGCAGCTTGGTTTGCTAGGCATGAGGGAGACTTAGACTCAGATAAAGCTAATGATTACCTTAATGGAGATAGTGATAGACCAACAGCAGGACAAGTAGCTTGGTTGTTATGGGGTGGAGATATATCTAAATCTAACAAGATGAGAGCTGCTAATTGGGCAACTAAAGAAGCAGATAAAGTAAAAGAAAACAAAAGTATTGACTTTCCACTATATGGATGGCAAGAGCCAACAGTTAAAATCTTAGGATTGCCTACAGTAAAACATTACAGAACAGAGATTGAAAAGAAAGAGCTTTGGAAAGCTATAAATGGTTTAGAAAACTCTTGGAGTGAGTATATGGCTAATATCTATGCAAAAGAACTAAATAGGCAAAAAAGAGCCTTATCTAATGTTGCTAAAGCTAGTCATGACTTACAAGCACTAGAAACTAATGTAGATATATTCTTAAATGAATCTAAGTTTGATAAAGAGTTACTACCATTGTTTTATTCTCTTGGAGATGATATGTCAGTTAGAACTTGGGATAATCTTTTTCCTGCACAAGAAAACTTTAAAGCTGCAGATCCTGTAGATCTAGGAGTACAAGTTAATGAGGAACAAGCAATAAGAACAGTATTTGGTACTCTTTCTGGATTACTACCAGAGGGCAGAACACTTAAGAAAATTGTAGATAATGGCTTTTACAGAGGACAAAGAGAAGTACCTGCAGAAGTTAGATCATTATTTCAAGATTCACAAGCAGCAGGTTTTGTACAAGATAATGCTAAGAAAGTTATGAATGACTTAAATGCAACTACAAAGAAAAGAATTGCAACACAGATAACAAAGACAATTAAAGAGTTTGAGGATTTAGGAATAGTAAATCCTGTAGCAGGAACACCAGATGGAGATAGATTCTTTAATGAGCTATCTAAAAAGATTAATACAGTTTTAGGAGGACAGAACTTAGGTAGAGCTAAAAATATAGCTAGAACAGAAGTTGGTAAGATAAGTTCTTGGAGTCAGCAAAGAGCTGCAAAAGCTACAGGCAAAACTTTAGAAAAAGAGTGGGTATCTAGGAGAGATGGAGTTGTTAGAGAAGCTCATTTTGAGTTAGACAATCAAAGAGTTCCTCTGAATAGTTTTTATCTGTATAATGGTATTAAGTTGGATGCTCCTAGAGATCCTAATGCTCCAATTAGCTTAATTGCTAATTGTAGATGTACAGAAGCTTATATTGAGGTAATAGATGAATGAAATAGAAAGACCAGAGAATCTATCCTATAAGAATGCTCCTATAGAGCTTAAAGAGGATGGAGACACAAGATACATAGAGGCAGTTTTTTCATTATTTGAAACTATTGATAGTGATAATGATGTAACTAAAGCTAATGCTTTAAGATCAGGATATGCAGGGAATAAAGTTCCTTTAGTTTGGAATCATGATTGGAGTAAAGTAATTGGCAGAGGAATTATAGAAACAGATAATCAAAAAGCTGTGTTTAAAGGTTATTTCCTTAACACAGAAGCAGGTAAAGAGGCTTATGAAACTGTAAAGGCTATGCAAGATATGCAACAATTTAGTTATGGCTTTCAAGTGCTTAAATCATCTAAAGGAACACACATTGACTCTAAAGGAGAAGAAGTTCCTGTGAGAATGCTAGAAGATGTTAAAGTCTGGGAAGTTTCTCCTGTACTTGTAGGAGCACAACAGAATAGTTTTGTTCAAGCTCTTAAATCAGGATTACAAACTTATGATGATGTAGACACAGAGTTTGAGGAAGTCAAACAAGAAGATGAAGAGTCTAAGTATGGTAAATGTAGTTATGAAAAAGATGGCAAGTGTGCCAAAGAAAAAGATTTAAAGATTTCAAGTGCTACTGATGCAAGTATCAGTTCATCCCAACAGGGTATGAGGCTTGGAGAACATGCTGTAGCTTCTCTTGAGGAGTTAAAGGCATTCACAGAGAGAATAGAGGATCTAGCTCTTCTAAGAAACTCTGAAAAAAAGACACTTAGTTCAAAATCTACAGAGATGGTAGCTAAATACTTACAGGGAGTAACTTCAATCTATAACAGGTTGGATGATGCTCTTGCAGGTTATGGCTATGATCCTGTTAAAGATAATGAACTATTTCTAGAAGTTCAACAGAACTTAATGGAAAATAATTAGAGAGGAAATATAATGGCAACATTAAAAGAACTAAGAGCAGAAAAAGCTCTTAAGTCAGAAGATTTAGCAAGTATATTTGATTCTGTAAAAGATATGTCTGAACTTTCTTCTGATCAAAAAGAAGAAATCAAGAGAAGAAATCAAGAATTAGCTGATCTTGGAGATTCAATTACTGAACTACAAGACCTAGAGGGAATGAAATCCCACAATTCTGAGAACATGGAAGCTTCCAAAAAAGTTTCTGGAATGCCTGTTTATGGAGAGCCAGAAGTAGAAGCACCAAAATCTCTTGGACAACAATTTATAGATTCTAATGCTTATAAGTCTTTTGTTGATCATGGTATTAAGAATGTGCCTTTTGAAGCAAAAACAGATGTAACAACATCAGTTTGGACTAGAGATACAGTCTATCAGCAAGTTATTCCTGCTATAGAGCCTAATCCTAATCCTGCTTTGGACTTGGTAGATTCTATCAATACAGATCAAACAACATATTACTTCTTGCAAGAATCAGCAACAAACAATGCAGCAGAAACTGCAGAAGCTGGTGCTGCTCCAGAAGATGCTTTCAGCTACTCAGCTGTAACAGCACCTGTTAGAAAATTCATCACAACTTTGCCTATAACAGCAGAGTTGCTTGAGGATCAAGCAGGAGCAAGAGCATATTTTGATGGCAGACTTGCAAATCATGTAATGCAAAGATTAGAAAAACAATTCCTA